GTACAAGGCCGTGGAGTCGGGAGCGTGGGCGGTCAACGTGTTCCCGGTGTGCGAGCAGTTCCCCTGCAGCCGGGAGGAGTTCCGGGGCAGCTGGCCCGATCGCTTCACTTACGACTATGTGAAGAAGCAATACGATGATGCCGTCAAGCTGGGGAAGGTCGACACCTTCAACCAGGAACTGATGCTGCGGATCATGTCGGACGAAGACCGGCTGATCCAGGACCATGACATTGGCTGGTACAAGGTCGATGCCGTCCTGCGTAACCGGGGCCGGTTCAACTTCTATATCACCACCGACTTTGCCACCAGCGAGAAGCAGAAGTCCGACTACAGCGTGATCAGCGTCTGGGCCTACAACAATGCCGGTGACTGGCTGTGGGTGGATGGCATCTGCAAGCGACAGGACATGTCCAAGAACGTGGATGACCTGTTCCGACTGGCACAGCAGTACCGACCACAGCAGGTAGGTATCGAGGTCTCGGGTCAGCAGCAGGGCTTTGTCTCCTGGATTCAGGGCGAGATGCTGAACCGTAACATCTACTTCTCACTGGCTTCAGAAGGCAACGACTCCAAGCCGGGTATCCGTCCGAACACCAACAAACTGGTTCGCTTCAACACCGTGGTGCCGCTGTTCAAGGCCCGCAAGATCTTCTTCCCCATCGAGAAGAAGCGCAGTGCCGAGATGGTGGAAGCCATCAACGAACTGGAGCTGGCGACCCCTGGCGGATTCAAGAGCAAGCATGACGACTTCATCGACACCATCTCCATGCTGGCTTCGCTGCATGCCTGGAAGCCTTCGGAGGAGGCCGGGCTGCACCAGAACGAAGGCACCGGTATGTGGGAAGGCGACGAAGAAGATGAAACCTGCGACCGCATGTCGTCCTACATTGTCTGAGGAACCCCTATGAAATTGACTGAAGTATTCCAGGCCCTGACCTATGGCGAGCTACGCCAGCTCCATATCGGCGGTGCCGAGGAACAAGGTATTACCAAGGACAACCAGAACGAGATCCTGACCCATGTGAACCTTGGGCTGACCGAACTGCACAAGCGCTTCCTGCTCAAGGAAGGCCGGGTCACCCTGCACCTGGTGCCAGGACTGCGGACGTACACCGTCAGCAGAAAGCATGCCGTGAGCAACATGGAATCGTGGGGCGTGGAGAAGTACATCCATGACTCCATGCTGCAGCCGTTCGAGGATGACCTGCTCAAGATTGAGCGAGTCTTCGATGCCACGGGACAGGAGTTGGCACTCAATGCGGGTGACCTGGGGTATGGCCATCCGCTCAACGTGCGTACCGTCAGCATGAACACCTTGGTGCTGCCGGAGCTGTTGAAGGGCGACACGGTGGATGTGGTGTACCGGGCCAATCACCCTCAGCTTATCCGGGAGGACAACTCGTTCGACCCGGCAGAGATCGAGGTGGATCTACCTTACAGCCACCTGGAGGCGTTGCTGTTCTACGTGGCCAGCCGGGTGATGAACCCGATCGGTGCCGGTGGCAATTTCCACGAGGGGAATAACTACGCGGCGAAATTCGAGGCAGCCTGTCAGCTGCTGGACAACCAGGGTCATCGCCTGGATGTGGGAGAAGGGAATACGAGATTCGCCCGTAACGGTTGGGTGTAAAAGAAAAGGCCCCTTGATTGGGGCCTTGTTCTGTCAGGCAGGTTCGCCTTGCTCTTCGTGTTCACGCAGGGCGTACAGTTTGTTGAGGATGGCTTCCAAACTTTCGATGGCGTCAGTGGTGCTCAGGAACTCAGTGTCGAACATGGCGGCACTGAAGTTATGCAGCGGATCTGCCACCAGGAACACGGCACGCCGTGGGTCAGCGTATTGCTCATGAGCCTCACTCAACATGACCATTGCATGGTCGACGATGTTGCTGATGACTGGACACTTCCGTGGGTCATAGGGCTGGGCATCCTTGCCAAGGGTAGTCCGCTCTTTGAGGAACTTGCGTTTGAAGTCCACACGGAAGAGTTCACACGTCATGTCACACCTCACTTACCGGTTGAGCCAAGGCCGCCCGTGCCACGGGACGTTTCGGACAGATCGTCCACAACATTGAATTGAACTTGTGTGGCCGGAACGATCAGCATCTGGAGAAGACGGTCACCCGCTTCCCAGGAATAGCACTTGCCATTCTTGGTTCGCAGCGTTGCAAACCATGGACCTCGGTAATCAGCATCAATCACGCCACAGGTATTGTTCAGTTCCAGTCCTGTTTTACTTCCGATACCTGAACGGGGAAGTAACAGGGCTACATGGCCTGCCGGAAGTTCAGCAGCGAATCCCAGATTGACCTTTACTTCATCATTGTCACCCGCGCAGTAACCATGTTCAGGCATATAGAGATCATAAGCACCTGCCTGTTCAGTTCCCTTGGTTGGAACTTTGAAGTTGGGGTGCAGGGGTTGGATATTCATTTCAGGTACTCCAGTAGTTTGTTGTTAAGATGCGGCCATTGTATCTACCACCCTCGGGATTTGATATGGCCGACAATTTGGTGGCAGCAACTGCCGCAGTTAAGAAGCTCACAAAGTGGGCCAAAGAACCTTCTATCCTTGATTTGAAGCAGGACTATCAGGAAGCCAAGAGCTACCACGACAGCAAGACTTCCCAGATCAGTGAATGGCTGGATAACTTGAATGTTACCGGCAAGGCTCAGGTCAAGACGCCGGAAGGGTCTTCCAAGATCGTACCCAAGCTCATTCGTAAACAAGCCGAGTGGCGGTATCCCGCACTCAGCGAACCTTTCCTCAGTACCGACGATGTATTCAGTGTGCGTCCGGTCAGTTGGGAAGATAAGAAAGCGGCTCAACAGAACCAGTTGATTCTGAACAACCAGTTCAATACGCGCATCGATAAGGTGACGTTCATTGACGAGTTCGTGCGAACAGCAGTGGACGAAGGCACCGTTATACTCCGTACCGGCTGGAGCTTTGAAGAAGAGGAGTACACCGCCATCGTTCCTGATGTGGAGTACGTCTTCAGCGATGAAGCTGCTCCGATGATGCAGCACCTGGATCAGATGGTTCAGCAAAGTCCTGAACAGTATGAGCAGGAAGTTGAACCAGAGATTAAGCAGGCGCATCTGTTGTACCAACAACATGGCCGACCTGTTGAAGCTGTGGTCAAAGGACACAAGCCAGTCAAGAAGACTCGGGTGATCAAGAACCATCCGACTGTGGAAGTCTGCGACTACCGCAATGTCATGATCGACCCTACCTGTCAGGGCGATATCGACAAGGCCAGCTTTGTTATCTACTCGTTTGAATCTTCACTGGCTCAGTTGAAGAAGGAGGGCGATCGGTACAAGAACCTGGACCAAATCAATATCACCTCAAATTCCATCTTGGGGGAACCTGACCATGCAACGGCCAACGAGTATTCAAAGAATTTCAACTTCAGTGACGAACCCCGTAAGAAGTTTGTTGTTTATGAATATTGGGGATTTTGGGATATTGATGGTACTGGGATTGTGCGGCCTATTGTGGTGGCTTGGGTAGGTGACACCCTTATCCGCATGGAAGAGAACCCCTTCCCGGATCAGAAACTCCCCTTCGTTGTGGTGCCCTACTTGCCGGTGCGCAAGAGCATCTACGGTGAGCCAGATGGTTCACTGCTGGAAGACAACCAGAAGATCATCGGTGCTGTGACTCGCGGCATGATCGACATTCTCGGCAAGAGTGCTAACGGTCAGACCGGCATGCGTAAAGACATGCTCGATGTAACCAACCGTCGTAAGTACGAGAAGGGTCAGGACTACGAGTTCAACGCCAACGTCGATCCTCGCCAGGGCGTGTTCATGCACACCTTCCCGGAGATCCCGGCCAGTGCTCAGTTCATGCTGCAGCTGCAGAACTTCGAGGCTGAATCACTGACGGGTGTGAAGGCGTTCAACCAGGGGATCTCTGGATCATCCTTGGGTGAGGTAGCTGCTGGTATCCGGGGTGCATTGGATGCTGCATCCAAGCGTGAGCTGGCGATCCTTCGTCGCCTAGCTGCAGGCATGGTCAAGGTCGCCCGTAAGTTCATCTCGATGAACGCTGTCTGGCTCTCAGAAGAAGAGGTGGTGCGGATCACGGAAGAAGAGTTCGTGCAGATCCGTCGTGATGACCTGGCCGGTAACTTCGACCTGCGTCTGAACATCACCACGGCTGAAGACGACAACGCCAAGGCACAGGAACTGGCCTTCATGCTGCAGACCATGGGCAACAACATGGACCCTGCGATGAGTCGAATGATCCTGGCTGACATTGCCCGGCTGCGGAAGATGCCTGATCTGGCCAAGCAGATCGAGGAGTACCAGCCTGAACCCGATCCTATCGCTCAGCGTATGCAGGAACTGGAACTGGCGAAGTTGGAAGCAGAAGTCATGGAGCTTCAGGCGAAAGCTATGAAGTTGCAGGCCGATGCAGAACTCTCCGGTGCCAAGGTTGGAACTGAAGGGGCTAAAGCCACCCATCTTCAAAGTGATGCTGACCTGAAGAACCTGGACTTTGTTGAACAAGAGTCTGGGGTGAAACAAGAACGCGACTTGCAGAAACAGGGCGCACAGGCCAGGGCACAGATGCAGTTGAAAGTGGTGGATAACCACATGAAAGCTCAGCAGAAGAAGCCGACAACTAACTAGTAGTTAATAGGGCACCACACCTGTGGTGCCTTTCTAGTTGATTTGTATTATGTTCCGCATCGTTTAATCCCTATTAACTACTACAGCACTGGTAGAGATATGTCCCAAGGTCACATTGAACAACTCGACGCAGCCATCAGTTCAAACCGTAAAACAATTGAGCAGGGTAAAGCACTGGCTCGACTGTTGGTTAACAAGGACTTCAAGGAAGTAATCCTTAAAGGCTACTTCGAGCGCGAAGCCGTCCGTCTTGTCCATCTCCGGGCAGACCCGAACATGCAGTCTGCCGAGAGCCAGGCTTCCATCATCAAGCAGATGGATGCGATCTCCGGATTGAGTGATTACTTGCGTGTGCAGGAACACCTCTGTGAACAGGCCACCAAACAACTCGCAGCGGATGAAGAGTTCCGCGCTGAACTTGCTCAAGAGGAACTTGAATAATGAGCCTTGCTGATAATGTAGAAGACCTGGATCTCGACCAGGAACAGGAAGAAGAGCTGAACTCCGACGTACTCGATATGAGTGACGCAGAGTTCGCCAAGCTGGATCTGAATGCTGTTGTTGAGCCTCAGGCCCCGGTAGTTGATCCGGCAGCTGCACCTGTTACCGAGGAAGACGAAGATGACCAGGGCACTGAACAAGACCCCAAGCCAGAACCGGACACCACGACCGACGAAGAAGAGCCGGTCAGCGGCAAGGAACCCGAAGTTCCAACTGCACCTGCAGAAGAGTCCAAGGACAAACCAGCAGCAGATGAACCGGTACAGCCGGTCGATCACAAAGCAATCGTCGATAAACTATTCGCGCCATTCAAGGCGAACGGAAAAGAGATGGTTGTCGATAATGTCGACGATGCAGTTGCTCTTATGCAGATGGGCGCCAATTACAATAAGAAAATGGCTGCTCTGAAACCGAATTTGAAATTGCTTAAACTTCTGGAGAACAATAACCTCCTGAGTGAAGAGAAACTTGGCTTCCTGATTGATCTGGATAAAAAGAACCCAGCCGCAATCGGGAAGTTGCTCAAGGACAGTGGTATTGATCCACTGGATGTAGACGTAGAAAAAGCGAATGAGTACGCACCCAATACTTACACTGTCGATGAACGTGAGATGGATCTGGACGCGGTGCTGGAAGAAATCCAGGACACACCGGTGTACTCCAAGACCGTCAGCGTCGTTAGCAACAAGTGGGATGCTGCCAGTAAGCAAGTGGTTGCGAACAATCCCCAACTTCTGAAAGTGATTAACGACCACATGGCCAGTGGCGTATATGACCTGATCAGTAGCGAGATCGAACGTGAACGCATGTTTGGACGCTTGAATGGTGTGTCGGATATCGAGGCTTATCGCCAAGTCGGTGACGCTATCCAGGCGCGTAATGGATTTGCCAACTTGTTTAAACAACAAGTACCGGCTGAACCCGTACCCGTTAAGGAACCCGTCCCTGTACCGGTGGTTGCTCCCGAACCCGACCTACGTGACAAGAAGCGAGCTGCCAGCCCACCAAAACCTGCGGCTCCAGTCGCCAAGCAGCCTGAGTTCAATCCTCTGGCTCTGAGCGATGAAGAGTTTAGCAAGTTGGGTAATCCCAAATACATGTAACGACGAGGTGTTCTCATGGGTATGCAATACAACGATCCAGCTGGCGGTACTCCATCGACGATGGGCAACCAGTTCAACACGTTCCACTACATCAAGCAGGCGCTGATCGAAGCTCGTAAAGAGCAGTACTTCAGTCAGCTGGCGGATACCACTTCGATGCCCAAGAACATGGGCAAGAAGATCAAGCGTTACCACTACCTGCCACTGCTCGATGACGCGAACATCAACGACCAGGGCATCGATGCTGCGGGTGTGGTCATCGCCAACGGTAACCTGTACGGCTCCAGCAAGGACGTGGGCACCATCACCGCCAAGCTGCCAGCGCTCTCCGAGACCGGTGGTCGCGTGAACCGTGTGGGCTTCAAGCGTAAGGAACTCGAAGGCACCTTCGAGAAGTTCGGCTTCTTCGATGAGTACACCCAGGAATCCCTGGACTTCGACACCGACGCTGAGCTGATGCAGCACATCAACCGCGAGATGATCAACGGTGCCAACGAGATCAACGAGGACGCTCTCCAGATCGACCTCCTGAACTCGGCAGGCGTGATTCGCTACGCCGGTAACGCCACTCAGGACGTGGAAGTCGATGCGGCTGATCTGGTCTCTTACGGCGACCTGATGCGTCTGTCCATTGACCTGGACAACAACCGTACGCCGAAGCACACCAAGATGATCACCGGTACTCGCATGGTCGATACCGCGACCATCCAGGGTGCCCGTGTTCTGTACTGCGGTTCCGAGCTGATCCCGACGCTCAAGGGCATGAAGGACCTGCACAACGCTCCAGCCTTCATCTCCATCGAGAAGTACGCCGCTGGTGGCCAGACCCTGACGGGCGAGATCGGCACCATCGATCAGTTCCGCATCGTCGTGGTTCCGGAAATGCTGAAGTGGGCGGGTGCCGGTGCAGCGGCTGCAGGTGATGCAGCCCACTACACCACAGGCGACAAGTTCGACGTGTTCCCGATGCTGGTTATCGGTAGCGAGTCCTTCACCACCATCGGTTTCCAGACTGATGGCAAAACCGTGAAGTTCAAGATCTACCACAAAAAGCCAGGTGAGCAGACCGCTGACCGCAACGACCCGTACGGCGAGACCGGCTTCATGTCGATCAAGTGGTACTACGGCTTCATGGTCCTGCGTCCGGAGCGTATCGGTCTGATCAAGACCGCCGCCAAGCTGTAATCCACTGCGGTAACTAGGGGCAGGCAACTGCCCCTTTCCTCATCGATCGGAGCATCTGTAATGCAAGAGTTGGATCAAGAAGAAGTACTCGTCCAAGACGAACTCGCCACCCTCAAAGCCCGTGCTGATCTGCTGGGCATTTCCTATCACCCCTCGATTGGTGCAGACAAGCTGCGCGAGAAGGTAGCAGCCAAGCTAGCCGAAGGCGACGCGCCAGCTGCGGACTCTTCGAGCGAAGCGTCTGCCGAGAAAGAAACCGAAGGGCAAAAACGTGTGCGTCTGAAGAAGCAAGCCGGTGAGCTTGTGCGTATTCGCGTGACCTGCATGAACCCCGCCAAGAAGGAATGGGAAGGCGAGATCTTCACCGTAGGCAACAGCACGGTAGGCACCTTCAAGAAGTACGTGCCCTTCAATGTCGATGAGGGCTGGCATGTACCCCGCATCATCTACAACCAGATCGTCCAGCGTCAGTGCCAGGTCTTCCAGACCATCACCCTGCCAGGCGGCAACAAGACCCGTAAGGGCAAGCTGATTCGTGAGTTCTCAGTGGAAGTACTGCCCGCATTGACCAAAGACGAGCTGCATGATCTGGCTCAGCGTCAGGCCATGGCTGGCGGTCTGTAATCTGAAGGGGTCTGGGTATGTCTATCACTGCGATTAACAGGGTTCCTCTTTCTGATCTGACCGAAGCCAGGGTGTCGGGTAATGGTGCTTTCGATCTACTGATGAAAGCAGCCAAGGCTCACCTGGATGAGGAGTGGAACAAGAACCGGATCAAGGGGGCGGAATACTCTCAGGTCTACCTAGGCTCCTTGACAGCCATTCTGGATTCCTCGGTGCAGTTCCTTCTCCAGAAGGACAAGTATGCGCGTGAGGCAGATCTGATTGAGGCACAGATCGATTTGATCCGTCAGCAGATCGTCAATGCCGAAGTGGAAAACCGGGTCCTGGAAGCGACGGTCTGCAAGCTCAAGGCGGAATACGATCTGCTGCTGGAACAGCGCCTGAAGACTACCGAGGAAACCGGCTTGCTGGCTCAGAAGAAGGTCACCGAACGTGCTCAGACGGTAGAAGCCGGTGTGGATGAGGGCAGTGTGGTGGGTCGTCAGAAGCAGTTGTACATGGCTCAAACCAATGGCTTCACCCGAGATGCTGAGCAGAAGGCAGCCAAGTTGCTGGTGGATACCTGGAGCGTACGACGCACCACCGATGAAGGCACAGTTGCAGACGGCACTAACCGACTGGATGACGTCACCATTGGACGGGCTATCGCCAAGCTGTTGTCCGGTGTGAATGCCTGACCACAACCGCTGATACAAGGGAGCCTCGTGCTCCCTTTTTTATTGGGAGATCCTGATGGGACTGTTCAGCAGCAAGAAGAAGACCAAGGTATACACCTCGGTTGTCCGGGTCATTGAGGACAGTCAGATACCTGACACAGGCAAAGCCAGTGTGCTCAAGGCGATCCTTCGAGACCAGAACATGGTCGACCATCTCATTGATGGGATGAATCAGAGCATCGCAGTCAAGGCCGAGCGTATGTATGAGTACGCCAGCAAGCATTACGCCTACGGGCTGCCTAAAGCCAGCGTGGTAAACAACATGCAGGGGCAGGACCTGGTAAAGCAGGTCATAGAACGCCAGCTGGGGCGCTCGATCACCCTGGATTATTTCCAGTTTGCACCGATCAACAGCCTGCATGTGGCGTGGCAACAGCTTGTCGGACAGTACGGATACGACTCAGCTACCAACGAAATAAAGGTCTTGTCAGTAAAAGAAGGTGTACCTGTTTACCTGAAAGACATGCAGGCCGTGTATACCCAAACCACCTTAGACGAGGCTGAGCCTGGAACACTGGAT